TTCTTAGGGGAATCGCTCCAGGCTCAGAAGTACCTGCCAACCCAGTACTACAAGGAACACTGGGACTTCTTCGATCCCTTTACCAAAGAGTACAAAGTCTATTGCGAGTGGATGGGACAGCGGACTTGGACCGTCATGATCTACCTCAATGACGTTGCCTCTGGAGGGGAAACTTACTTCAAGTACCTAAAGAAGACCTTCCAACCAAAGCGGGGGATGCTCTTGGCCTGGAACAACCTTTACAAAAACGGAATACCAAACTACAAAACGATGCACGAGGCGCTGCCCCCGGTTAGCCATGACAAGTACATCCTCACCAAGTGGTTCAGAAGCTGGCCGCTTATCTAGCCTTTCTTCCCTTTCCGGGCTTTCTGCTGCATGGCCAAAGCGATCGCCAAGGCCTGCTTCCTGCTGGTGACTTTCTTGCCGCTGCTTGACTTGAGTTCGCCTTCTTTGAACTCAGACATCACCTTTTTGACTTTATCTTCCATTTCAGATCACCATTTGACTTTGTGGCTCCAGTAGCGAGCCGACATCTTGTCAGGATCAGGGTCCTGCGCGTCATGTCTTGCATAGTAAGAAGCCTTGCGGGCCTTCTCTTTTGCGGTCTTGGGGTTCTTGCCAGCGCCTTCCACGCCCTGCTGCCCAAAGCGAATGATCTTCTCCTCACCGTCCTCACACGCCTTGACCACATGAGATTTGGTCTCGTGGTCAGGCGTACGACGAGGTTTGTTGCACTTCATCCGCTCTTTAGCGAGTGCCTTGGCTTTGGCGCGGTCAGCCATATCAGACCTTCAGAACGCCTCGGTCGACCTTGCCGACAATGTCATTGCGGACTTCGCCCTTCATGGCGGCATCGCCAGCTCCAGGGACACGCTCTTCTTTGAGTTTTTCTAGGTAACCCTGGAGAAAAGCACCAGAATCACGCTGCGATCCAGCTGATGAAGAGGTCATTGTCGATATAAGGGTGGGCGTTTTCTGTGCCCGTTAACTTTATTGAGCTTGTCTTTTGATCAAGCCATAGCTTGATTTTATCAAACCTTTCTTTTGTGTAATGATCGTTAGTCTCGGTGTACCAATTCTCAAGCAAGCTGGAGCCTTTGGAACGATTGCAACCACTGCAGCAGCAACACATGTTCGATCTAACGTTGTGTCCGCCTTTGTGTTTCGGGAGAATGTGGTCAATCGTTGCAGTGTCAGGAGTCAGACCCTTTTCGCAGTAAGCACATTTCCAGTCCCAAGCTTCGAAGATGTAATGCCTAAATTTCTTTCGGGCATGTTTCGGGCTTAGAACAATGAGGTTGATTAAAAGATCTTGCTCGCAATGAAACACTTTTGGTATTCCAGCCTTGTCAAAACTGTAGGCTGCACACACTTGTATTTTTAGCTAAGCTCTGCGCCAAGGGAGCGTGGCGGAATCGGTAGACGCACCAGACTTAAAATCTGTCGGCCATTGTGGCTGTGAGGGTTCAAGTCCCTCCGCTCCTATCAATCAGTCAACCCGATGTGTTCGAAGTCATCGTGAGCAGGGTCGTAGTCCGACTCCTCAAGCAGCTTCAACACATAAAAATGAAGCCTTTCTGAGACCCATTTAAGGTCTTCATCAGAGACATCCTGGATGATCGCGTCAAGCCTCAGCTCACGAGACGGAGGATTGAGATGTTCTGAGATCAGACAGAGCGCTTTGTACCGGCCATGGTTCAAGTCACTCAGCATGTCAGATACCCGCAATCTCGAGATTTCCATCGGATTGCTTGTCCTCTTCTTCCTTGCGTTGCTTAAGGATCGCCACGCATTCGAGGGCTCCCGTTACCTTCAGATACAGCTCCTTGTCACGCATTAATGCCTCTTCAGTGGCACGAATACGGTCTGCCAATTCTTGCTGCTGAGCGCGGAGCTGCACTTCAGTATCCAAAAGGATCTTATCCATTAGCCGGAAAAACTTCGAACCAACTATAGCTTAATTTTCTTTAAAGTTAACCCAACCGACACCGCTGGCGCCGCCGCCACGGAACAACCTATTTTCGATCTCTGAGCGGCTGTAGAGGATCGACTCGCCGCTTTCGCGTGACTCTGAGGCCCAGAACCCATTCACCAAGTCAAGGCGCCCGCACGGGTCATGACAGAGCCAATGCGTAGGGCTGTAACCATGGATCAAAACGTAGTAGTTGAATCCATAAGGAGTCTTTTGTGTACCCCTGTAGGCAACCTGAAGAACCGCTGGGATGCCCGCATCGATAGCATCTTGGACTTCCAAGGGACCGATGCTGCTACTGAATGCGAAGGTCAACCCTCTTTCAATAAAAGCATGGCGGTGATCAGCCCTAAAAGAGCCATCGCCGTGCTTAGATAACATCTCTAAATAATCTTCATAGCTTTCAATATTGCCTATACCTAAGTAGATGAGGACCGCAGAAAGCGTGCAGACCAAGGAGTGGCGTACGTTATCTCTAGCGGCTTCTGTGTGTTGGAAGTAAGGGACGTCGGGTAAGTAGCGAAGATCCCCTTCCTGAACATATGGTGTAATAACTTCTTCATCTTCAGGGCAAGTCCAGTGGCTCTTCTCAATCCACCAGACACCAAGACCTGTTCCAATCTTTAAGAAACCATCCATCTCATAAAGAAAGGTGCAACTTGGGCAAAACCAGCCTTGACTGATGCTGGCTTCACCTTCAGTTTTTCCAGGAGCTACCAGTAGGCTTGTATCGCAAACTGCGCGGATGCTAAATACGTCGCCTACCTTCTTTGGTTTCACTTAATGATCGGTGGTTCGTCCTTCGGCTCGATGATAGGCGGTTTCTTCTCGGTTTTCTTGCCGTCTTCCTTGCGACTGATTCCGTAGACTGCCAGAACAGACGTCACTAGGGACGAGATGAAAGCTGCGTCGATCTTGATCTGCCCCATGTAGCTGGCAGTCAGCATCGCCAAGGCCCAAGAGAGAACACCTGCAGGCACTAAGGTCGCAAGTAAATCCCTTAGAGAAAATTGAGATTCTTCATCTTTCATGTGAACATTTTAAACTAAATGTGCTTCTACTAATATCAAGGTAAGAACGAGAATTTACCATGTGGCGTTTGTTAGTTATTCTCGCATTTGCGGGGGCGCCTGCATATGCCAATATCACACACCGACTTCAAAGCTCAGTCCAACTCACCGTTGATGCTGCTGCAACAAATGTAAGCAGAATCGGCAATTCATATAGTGTATCCGGCGCAGGAGTTGACACTACGGACGGAACCACCACCGGCTCGGTCGGTTCCTTAGCTATCACCACCGGTGTCTCCGCAGGTCCTTCTATCACTGCAACGCAGGCAACCAGCGGCAATTCCTTCAGCTTCTCGCAGTCCTACACCCAGGGCGATGCGATTCCTACTTCGGCGGTGACGACCGGTGACGTCGCTAACTTCTCCGACATTACCTCGACTTCTGCAGGCACTGCGGGGAATCTGGCTGGAACCATTACCTCTGCTGGTTCTGTCAGCGTGACCGCCGGTGGGGCCGGAACCAGTGCGACTGGCCAATATGTAAGCGAGATTACGGTTCGATAGATGGATCGCCTCCATGAAGGCATAGGCCTGGGTTTAATCCTTGGCATCCTTCATGGATTGCTGCAGCCGAGTGGTGCTGTCCCTGTAGTCCCAAACTTCACTCAAGGAAGTCTTACCTCTAAGACAGAGACGACGTCTGTCGTGACAGAGGTAATAAATTCTATGGATTACAACACAGGATACCAATATTCTGTGACAGGCACTAATATAAAGCACACAGGCGACAGCATCGCGCCAGGTACGACTGCCGGTGCCAGCAATACCATCAACGGTGTCACAAGCACATGGACAACACTGGATGGGGCGAACAAACCGAATTGGACGATCGTAGATCAAGGCCAAGGCTTTCAGTTCACAGAGACCCTTCGTGGCCCCGGCCTCTCGAATCACACGATCATAAACAGAACGACGGAAATAAAAAGTGTCACCGAAAGTACCTCTATCTTCTCTCAGTAGGTGTACTATCTCTATTCAATACTCCTGCGTTGGCTGGGGATGTCGGTGGGGTTAGTGCTACTGCTAATCCTATTGCAAATAGTAGCGGGAGCGTAACAAATCAAGCCATTCAAGTATTACAAGGTCCGTACAT